AGAGCCAGTCTGATTCAGAGCCTTGATAACCTTGTTCTACTGCGATTTGATATGCAGATTTACCGTCTGTCCCTTTTTCTCCGTTTGCACCATTATGAAGCGTTGCAGAAGTTTCACCATCGGCATCGACAATGGTAATTACAACACCCGACTTCATTTGTTCTGCCCTTACTTTTGGGGAAAATCCATCTTTTCCATTTTGAAGTCCAGCTGCCTTTTCGTCCAGTTTTTTCAAAAGCTGCGTATACAGATCCGGAGTCGGCGGAATTGGCGTATCCCCATCTGCAACAAACCCAGATGGTCGAATGTGAAGAGTTACTGGTACGGTTGTTGCACGCAGTGTAGTATCGCTTTCCTCATCGTAACCAAACAAACTCATTTTCACCGCACCGGGATGCAGTTCGGCAGGCAGCAAGCAGGTTGTTCCCTCTGTGCCAAGTACCAAGTTGTATGTTTCTTCGCACTGCGTGAACTGCACCACCTTGTGCAGCGTTTTCCAAGCCCCATCGAATACGAACTTCACCGAAACAAATGCGATCTGGTCAGAGGCAATGACCTCTCGCTCCAGTGCTTCGATTTTTTGCTGTTTCACTAAAAATTTCATCATCCGTTTTTCACCTCATTCCACACATTATTTTCAGGATCATATTCCAAATAGCCGTCTACACACTGGATCTTTTTCAGATAATTGTTGTAGGAATGTTCTCCGGAGGACATCCAGTTGATTGGTTTGGTGATGGCGTTCCACTGAGCAATCGTGCCCTCATAAGTGATGGTTTTTAATCTTTCACAGTACGTCAGCATATTCTCTCCGAATGTCTTGCAATTTGCTGAAATCGTAAGATTGGACAATGCTGTACATCTTGTAAACGCAAAAGCACCAATGGAATCACACGCAACACGAGCAGTCTTCAGCTTCGCACAGCCGCTAAAAGCATACTTTCCCCACGTTTTCACGCTGGCAGGCACAGTGACTTCTGCAATGGCGGTGTGCTGAAATGCAAACGACTGAATTGCAGTAACAGCCTGCGGAATCGTAACGGAAGTCAGACCGGCGGTATAGCCGATTGCAGCATCTTCCTGTGCAAAAGCGGCATTCCCAATGCTGGTCAGTGTAGCCGGCAGAGATACCGTTTTCGCATTGGCACAATGATAAAACAAACGGTCACCCAAGCCGGTAATGCCATTGCTGAGCACAATCTCCTTGATCTGGTCATTTTGATAGAACACAGAATCATGAGAAGTATAGTCGTATGTTGCACCCGTGCCACGCAGCAGCAGTTTGCCGTTGTCGTAGAGAACATAGTAGATGCTTTCACCGCATTGTCCGGTTGCTAGGATTTCGCCTGCCGTCAAGTCATCAACCTTGGTCTGCAGTTCGGAAATCTGACTGTTCATCGCATCCAGCCGCTTTTGCAGTTCGTCCAGTGTGGCATTTGTCTTTGCCATTTCGTCAAGCATCTCCGTCACTCTGCACTTGCCAAGGATGCACTTGCAGTAACCGCAGAGGGTTTCGTCGTTCCTGCAGTCCGTCACGTCGCCGCTGAGGATAGACGCTGCACCGGGACGCAGACGCACGGTGCAGATCGTCAGATATGTCCTGCTCTCCGTGTTGGAAAATTTCGGCGGTCTGGGACTGCCGGAGCAGGTGCCGGCAAGTACTTCAAAGCCGCAGTCCCGCACCGATTCGCTAGTATCACAGTAGACACCGACAGCAACGCACCGTCCCAGAGATTCGTCTACATATGCAGAGAGATCCAGCTTTTCACTGGTCGTTGTCTGTGCGTAATGTCCATTGATCCACGCCTTGCCGCTGCCGATGGTCAGCAGCAGGCCGTCGTCCTCAGACACAGACGGGGCAAAGCATTCGCCCACAGTATCCTGCACGCCGTTGCAGATCATACTGGACAGATAGCTTGTGAAATGCTCTGCGTTATAGAGCCTGTCCTCTCCTTTGCTGTTGAAAAAACCGCATTCCATTTTGATGCACCTCATTCCTGTACGACAGGTGTCAGCCCATAGCCTTCACTGTCAAAACTTTCGATCATGCCCACCAGCCGCACCCTTGGGATCTGTATGCCGTATCCGGTGTGCTGCATGGTGACAAAATCTCCGACCTGATAATCTTTTCCATAGACAAACTGGTGGCTCTCCGTCACGATGGTCGCCTCACTGGACAGCACGGGAGCAACCAGATTCTCTGTGCCGCGTTCCCGCAGCATCTCTTTATACTCCGATTCGGAAACCACAGTTTCGCTGCCGTCGTCGTTCCGGATCGTCTGCGACAAGTCGCTTGCATTGACATAGATCTCATAGCGTGACAGCCCTGTCGGCGTTTCCTCTCCGGAATAGCAGGCAGCGGACTGCCGCCGGATTCCTTCCCCTTCGCCGTAGATATAGGCATAGTTCCGGTATTCGGAATAGTCCGAATTGTAGATGTACGTCAGCAGATTGTCATAGGCATCGGAAAATACCACCGGCATATTTTCCCGCTGCATGATGCTACGGTCTGTCCCCTGTGACAGTTCCAGAAACATGGCATACTTGCCGGTATCGACTTCACGCAGCCGGATGTTGGCAGTGCCGCCAATGTTCCGGCACACGGTATAGATCCAGTCCATGAGGTTCTCATAGCTGACCTGCAAGACGTTCTTGATTTCCCAGCAGTCACCGGACACTGCACCGATCTTCAGCGACGGAATCCCACGCTCCGCCGCTGTCCACGGGGTGATGCAGTTTTTCTGAACGGCGGTCTGCACGATCTCGCCGTATGTGCGGTATGCCGTAAACGACAGCGTAGGCGTGATGATGCGGCGGCTGAGCAGGCACATGAGAAACCGTCCGGAGATCGTCAGATAGTCGCCGTTCTCCGCATCTGTCCGCAGATACACGCCCTCAATGATGCCGTAGTGCTGCTTGTCGTCACTTCTGCCCACAATGTTCCCACGCCGGAACAGGGCGATGGTGTCCGCATCGGCGGAAACGTACACCTCAAACTTTCCCGGTGAAAAATACTCCACGTCCCAGATCAGACTGGAAAACGTGTCGCATATGCCGGTGAGCGTTACGCCCAGACCGTTTTCCGCACTGGCGGTCTGAAAAATTTCCAGATACACTGTCACACCCCCAGATAGACATCTGTATGCCGAAATGTCACGATCAGATATTTCAGCCCTTTCATTGCCGTGAGATAAAAATGGGATTCCCCTGTGGGAAGCTCCAGCCAGTCAGAACCAGACACCCACCGGTTCATGATCGGCGTGGAAACACCGTTTCTTGTCAGCGTCACCGTGCGGTGTCCGTGTCTGGTGGTAATGGTGATCTTGTCGCCCTCCAGAATATCCCCGGTGACCCGGAGATAGGCTCCGGTGTCGGCGTTATAGATCGTCGGCGTTCCCACGATGCCGCCTTTGGCTTCCAGCGTGATCTCCATGCCGATGGTGTCGCCGTTGTTCTGTATGGTGATGCTGTTGTCGGCCCGATACACGCCCAGCGGCACACCGGGCTTTTCTGCAATAGCAAACGGAAACTTAAAACCGCTGACGATACTGCCGTGCTGCACAATGGTGTCCTGCATACTGTAGAAGTATACGTCCGGACAGAGGATGCTGATCTGACCGGATACCGGCATATCAAACCGGGACGGCTCACAGGTTTCCACAACACCCTCTGTATAGACATCGATGTTGGATGTCCGGTAATACACCTTGATGTATTCCGACGGCTTTGCCACACGATATAGCCTGTGCCGCCGTTTCTCCACGCCGACACCACGCATTTCAAAGGAAATGACGATATTCCGCTTTTCCAGAAACGCCCGGTTCAGCTGGCTGCCATTCATGGTGGCATAGGTTGCCGTGCTGATCGTCGCACCGGGCGGGTCCAGTCCGGTGACTTTTGACATCATATAACGGTTTGCCGTTGTGCTCATGTCCAGCTGCTCTCCGGCGGCGTTTTCCAGAATCAAATGGTATTTCATTATGGCTCACCTCACCGGTTCAGTGCGTTGTTGGTCTGCCGATAGATCTCCAGACGGGACAGTGCCTTGGGGCTGTTGTTGGTCTGGTTTACCGTTCGGCTGTTGTCGGTCTTATAGTAGTTGTTGACGACAGCGGCATTTTTCCGGACGGCTGCCGTCATGGGGTTCTGCTGCATTCGGTATGCTGCACCGGATGTCATGCCGTTCAGGCTTTCTACCGCAGTATTACGCAGCTTGTCTGCCATGCTGCGGACAGACTTCACAGCGGACAGGGTGGAATCCTCAATGCCGATCGCAATGCCGGCAGGCAGGAACTTGCCGACCTCGTCACGCATCACCTTGGATGGCGACGCAATGCCGAAAAAGTCTTTCAGTCCGCCCAGTACACTGTCGCCGAATCCGGAGATCTTGTCCCCGATCCAGCCCACCATGTCACTGATACCGTTCCACAAGCCTTCCACCAGATCTCGTCCTACGTCCAGCATCATACCCGGCAGTTCCTTGATGTGATCCCAGATCGCACTGACAATATCCGCTGCGGCAGAACCGATAGAGCCGAGGGAATTGCGGATACCGTTGACAATGGAATCCCGTACCTCCAGCATCTTGCCGGGCAGCTTGCCAAGCAGTTCGCCTAGTGCCTCCATGATCTTCCCGAACAGTTCCCTTGACTTTTTCAGCAACTTCGGCACAGCATCTACCACGGCATTCAGAATCGCACTGATGATCTGCGGCAGTGCATTGCCCAGAGCCACCAGAATTTCCGGAATCGCATCCACCAGAGCCATCAGCAACTGAATGGCTGCGCCCAGAATGGTGTCGATGTTGTTCGTGAAAAAGTCCACCAGCGTGGTGATGATGACCGGAATTGCAGCCACCAGTGCGTCAATAATCGTCGGCAGTGCGTCCACGATCGCCATAAGCAGTGTGATCGCCGCCTGCAGCAGTACCGGAATCGACGCTTGCAGGCAGTTCGTGATCGCTGTGAGGATCTGCGGCAGAGCTGCTGTCAGTGCGGTGATGAGCGTGGGCAGAGCATTCACAATTGCCATGAGCAGGGTCGT